GTATCATGCTTACCACTTCTAAATTTACCAGTTCTTAATGTTCTAAGAAAATTATTAACACGGGCCATTGCCCATTGGTCCTCTGAACTAATGCCAGGTCTAACACTTGCAGGGTTGTTTCTAAATGCCCCTACACCTCTGTTGAATACTTTACGCAATGCACCAAGCGTTGTTCTTTTAGAATCAGCAGTATATTTATCGTTATGTTCTTTTAGTTTATTTTTTAATGCAGTTTCTAATCTGCTGTTTAAGGCTTTTGTTTCTTGATCATAAAAACTTTCCTCAAACTCTAGCTCATCGTAGTATTTGCTTTCTTCTCTTTCTATTTGATCCCTTTTCTTTTTGGACCAGGACTTGCCGCTATTTCCACCCCATAAGGCGTGTGCAATCCTGCCATTACTTGGATAGCCTTTTTCGCCCGGACTGAAACCTTCTGCTTGTGCATCTACTGCATGCCTAGCAAAAAAACTGTACATACGCTTTACAGTGCTTATAGACATATCTCTTCCATTTACTAAATCCCTGGCACGAGCAACACCCACTGCAGTTCCCCCCCTGCCAAACTCTTTACGCCAGTCTAAACCTTTTTGTGCCTCACTTCGCATACCACTAGTTGGTGTTAGATCTATATCACTAAGTGCTTTTATAACTGGCTCGTATTCGTCCAGGTCATCATAGCCCTCAACTACAAGATCCTCCATCTCTGCATAATCTTTTGCATCTTCCGGGTTATCTGTTTGTTCCGGTGCAATAGGCTCTTCTGCACCTATAGGGAACATACTTGCACTTACATATAAGTCATCTGCACCATCTAATGGTGTTAGGCCTAATCTTTCCCTTGCTTCGTTTCTTGTCATAATGCCATTTAATACAGCACTGTTTACATTTTCGTATATACGCTTACGCCTTTCACTAAGTGCAGGTACATCTTCATAACAAAACTCCATGCGTAAATTATCGTTATAAAGTGGTACTAACCATTCGTTAAGATCTGATTCAATCTTTTTAGCTAATGGTATTATTGTTTCTTCATATAAAGCTAGCCTTGCCTCTGCAACATTTGCATATGTTTGTGCATCCGGTACACCTACAAGTTGGGACGGAACCCCAAAGCACAATGCGATATCTGTAGCCGACATGTGTTTTAAGGATTGAAAGTCCATATCTTTAGGGGACAGCCCCATCTCTTTCCAGTCAAAGTCTCCCTCTAATAATAGGGGACGACCTGCATTACTGGCTCCTGTAAACCTGTTATTTATATCTGTTAATAGTTGTTGTCTTTGGCTTTCACTAAGATTTACTTGCATGCCTGTATCATCTTTAGGCTTAAACACAACTGCTCCACTTGGTCTGGCACCATTGTCTAACAGGTTGATATTGTGTTTTGCTGCTAAGTTGTGTTGATCAATTTCAACTGCTGCAGCTCTTAGGGGAGAACAACCATAATAGTCATCCAATGGGTGCCATAACTTTACATGTTTTAGATCTGATACGCCTGTTTCCGGATCTACATCATATTCAGCAACTACTTTGCCGTTTATTTTATAGCAGTATTTTTCCGGGACTGGTGTGTTTTTTCCTTTGATCTCAATTCTATCTGGTCTAAGTAAGTAAAGTTCCCTTGGTGGTCTTCTTTCTGGCCCTACTTTTTGCACATAGCTGTTACCACTTAATAGTAAGTAACCAACTAAGCTGTTTAAAAACTCTGAGTAGCTTTGTAATGGGTTGGGTTTTTTTAAAAGTTGTATAACTGGGTGTTGCTCAACGATCTCCCCATTTTGGTTGTAGATCTTAAAAGGTATTGCTGACATGCCTTTGCTAATTTCGTTTACGCATCTGTAAACAATTGCATTTTTGAGGTAGCCCTCTTGTGCTAGATCTTCGTATTTATAGTCTTTGGTATGGTTGCCTACATTAAAGTAACCTACCATGTTTCCATAGTTTTTTTCTTCCCTCTCATCTGAGGAGCCAAATATGTTTATTATGTTATCAAGTATTGCCATTAGCTAATCCTCCATGTTGCTCTACCACTACTACGGCTTAATTCAGTAAGACCCCAAACTAATGCGTCTAACCTGTCCGGTGACACATTTAAATCGCCTGTATAGGTACACATTTGTGATTCCAACTCTTCAAACATGCCAACATGGTGTACTCTAGCCTGTTCGTAAAGTGCTGCAACTGGCTCTGCCCGGAGTAATTTACCCCTGGTAGCCCTAACAGCCCTATAAGGTATATTAGGGTCAACCATCCTAATAAGCCTTTCTACAAGGTCGCCACCATTATTTACTTCGGCTACAACCCTATCGGCTTCCCACTCATAAAAAGCCTTTACAGCTAGTTTACCCCAAGTATCTGGTTTATGCACTCCACTAATATCCTCTAAGACATAAAACTCGTTTTTATAATCACGGCCAACTACTATAATGCCAGTTTCGTCACTGTTAGCGTTTGCAGTTACTGCCGGATCAATTGCAACTATTATGTTTTGTAGTGGTACATCTACATCATTTGGTACCCTGGCATTTTCTATAAGATCTCTTGTCCATAATGCACCTTCAAAATCTTCTACTATTTCTGCATATAGTTCTTGCCTACCCATGTTAGTACCTTCGTACCTTTCTTTTAACATGGCCAATGCACTTTCAGCTAGGTTGGCTTCATTTTCAAATGTAGATCCACTAGTCACGGCTACATCATCCCTTTGGACCAGGTCCTTTATAATTTTTATAGGCTTAGGTGTTGTTGTTATTACGCATTGTGGTGCTTTACCTAAACGCAAACCAAACATAAGTTGGTCAAACGCTTCCGGGTAACGCCATGATGCTAATTCATCACACCATGCTCTATGAAATTGCGGTCCTCTTAGCCTTTCCGGCTCTTGTGCTGCATACCCAACTATCTTGCTACCATTGTGTAATCTTATTTCACTTAATGTAGAGCTGTACCCAGTCTGTTTAGGATCCTTTAATAAACACTCCGGGGGTATTATTGTAAGTAGCCCGGAAGGTCCACCAAAACATACACGCCTTAAATCACCATGGGTAGGTGCTACTACTGCACAAGTAACGCCTGGGTGTTTTAAAGCAAATATAGCAATATCTTGAGCTCCTGTTCTTGTCTTACCCCAACCACGCCCTGCTAAGATCAGCCAAATAAAATGATCCGTTACAGGCCTTAGTTGTTTTAATCTAGCTTTCTGTCCCCAATCAATGTACAGAGCCATCGCCATCTTGTTGGCGTTCTCTGACAACTTGGTCAATGAGCTCCATAGCTTCCTGGAATATTCCTTGCTCGCTTGTTGTTGCATTTATATCAATCCTATCCGTGGTTTCACCAAGGGCCATCTTTGCAAACTTTTGTATTTTTAAGCCTGCACTAGCCAATTGGTCTAAGTGTTGTGGACTAAAGTCCGTCATATCTGCATTTTGTTGGGTTTTAATAGTTGTACCCACCTTTGCTAATAATGCCTTTGCAATTTGTAAGGATGCGTTGTCAAACTTTTTATTTTCTTCAACAAATTCTTTTACCCTTACCTTGTCTAATTGTTCTATGTATTTAGCCTGGAATTGTTCTTGTGCTTCCTTCCATTGTTCCCTTTGAGCTAACTTATACAGTGTATTTTGACTTAGCTTATTTTGCCTGGCAAGTTCCTCTATGGTTGCAGTAACCCTAAACCCTTGTGGGTCTTGGGCTCCTTGTACATAAGCAAGCCTTAACTTTTCCTTTAATGCTTCCGTTATTTTTTTATATTTAGGTCTTTTACTAGCCATTTTCTGTAAGTTTTTGTAATTCGTTATATGTTGGTTTGTCATCATGGCTTATTAATACAGCCTCATTACCGGTATAGTTTTGGTACCTGGTAATAATTAGATCTACAAACTTTGGGTCAAGCTCCATTACCCTTGCTACTCTTTGTGTTTTTTCACAAGCCAACAATGTGCTGCCACTTCCACCAAATAGGTCTAATACTACCTCCATGGTTTTACTACTGTTTTCTATAGCTCTTTGTGCTAATGCAACTGGCTTTTGTGTGCCGTGGTTATATTCTTGTAAGTTATCTCTGCCTATACGCCAAAGATCAAAATCACTAGTCATACTTTTTGTAAATTTGCTATGTTCTATATATATAATAAATTCACATTGTCTTCGGTAAGACATATATCCAAGGCCTGGGTTTTTCTTATCCCATACAATTACTGCATTAATCTTTTTACCTGCTTTGTCTATTGCATCTAAGAAAGGTTTCATAATTATTGGACTGACACATATATAGATGTTTGCAAGCTTCTTATGAAAGGACCATACATTTTGTATAAGGTTTCCTAGTTCTTCCCCTTCAAGTTTATCGCCTAATATTCTGTCATAATCTTTTTTGTCTGTTACTTGTGTTCTACCACCACTGTAATCTAAGCCGTATGGTGGGTCTGTAAATATAAGGTCTGCTTGTTGTTCCTCCATTAAGGTATTTACACTCTCAAAGTCTGTAGAGTCGCCACACATTAATCTATGTGGTCCTAGTTGCCATACATCACCTTCTTTGGCTACCCTTGCTTTGGGTTCTGGTAGATCATCCTCATCCGTTAATGGTGTTTCTACAAATTGATCTAAGTCCGGGTTTAGACCCAGGTCGTTTAGTTCGTCTATTTCAAAACCTGTAAGTGTTAAATCAAAGTCTGTATTTAATAGATCTTGCATCTCCTCTGTTAATAAGCCGTAATTCCATTGTGCAAATTCAGCACTTTTGTTATCCATTATGCGATATGCTTTCACCTGGTCCTCTGTAAGATCTTCGGCAACTACACATGGTACTTTTTTTAGGCCTATTTCTTTTGCTGCCTTGAACCGGGTATGTCCTACTACAATTTCTTTGTTTTTATCTAATACTAGAGGTTGTTGGAATCCATACTCTTCTAAAGATCTTTTAACAGCTACAACGGCTTCTGCATTGATCCTAGGATTTTTTACATATGGTGTTATTTCGCTAATTGGTAGTATTTGTATGTCCATGTTGCAATCATATTCCAAATGCGACTAAAAGGAAAGACTAGACTAATATTCCAAATTGCCTTAAATTAAACCTTTATACACACGGAGAGATAAAATGAATACTAATAATATTACATACCCTATGGCCCAATATAAATACAAATGCTTTATGTACGATGTTTACAATATGTCTGATGTAGAGTACCCAGTTAGGGATAATAGTTTTATAGAAGATGGTCACTGGATATTGAAAAGCTACAATAATCAAATACTAGCAATTGTGACTGCTGAAGGCAAAGTACAGGTAATGTAAATATGTCTTTTCAAGCAGTTGCATGGTGCAAAAAGCAATCGTGCAATCTGCCACTTACTAAACTTGTTTTAGTATGGTTGTGCGAATATGCCGACGAAAAATATTCCTGTTATCCAAGCCAAAAGCATTTAGCTGAACTATGTGGGTGTTCAGACAGATCTATAAGAAGGTCTTTGCGTTGGTTAATAGAGAATGGGCTAATTACTGTTAAGCATGTTAAAGGAACATCTAACAGGTATTTTGTATGTATGGACACCGGTGACCACCCCCCTCTGGAAGCACAAGTCCGTACCCCTAGGACAACTAAGTCCGACAATAATAAAGAGGATAAGAAAGATGTATCAATAGCCTTTGAAGAGTGGTGGGTTTTATATCCTAGAAAGGTTTCTAAATTTAAGGCTAAGGAGGCTTATACAAAATCTTTAAAAGATCTATCTCATAATTTGCAGATGCGTGTTTTGATGCAGTGCAATATTGAATGGAATAAAAACGATATTAAGTTTGTACCTCATGCAACAACATTTCTAAATCAAAAAAGGTATCTAGATTATGTTGAGAAAAATGGAAAGGATTATAAGATCAAGCAAGAAAAGAAAAAGAGCAAGAATTACCTTGCCGGATAAATTAAGGAGATAAAATGAATGTAGAAGAAAATTTACGCAAAAAAGGCATACAGGTTCGTAGCTTTGCATTAGGCAATCACAAAACCAAATGTCCGGAATGTCAGCCCAATAACCACAACCCTAAAGACGACCCTTTAAGTGTGACAGTGGATTTAGATCATGCCATTTATAATTGCCACCATTGTGGTTTTAGTGGTGGTGTTGGTGATGGATCAATAAAACCAACTTGGACACCACCTACACCTAAATATGAAAAACCAAAGCCAGTTAAAAACGACCCTATGGAAAAGGCATATACATGGTTTAAAACTAGGGGTATTGGCAAGGTTACTGTTGATGCCATGAAAATAGGTTATGAAAATAATCAAATAGCATTTCAATATTTTGATGCTAATGGAGATCTAACAAACATTAAATATAGGGGTGCCAATAAAACCTTTAGGCAAACAGCACAAACAAAACCAATACTATATAACTATGACAATTGTTATAAGGACGAAACAGTCATATTTGTAGAGGGTGAAATGGATGTGCTTGCATGTTGTGAGGTAGGTTACATTACAGCCACTAGCTTACCAGGGGGAGCTCCAAAAGAGGCAAAGTTTAAGGATGACGATGCACGCTTCAAGGCCTTATCTAATTGCCCACTTAAAGCAAAAAAGATTATTTTATTTACTGATACAGATGGACCAGGCAAAGCATTGCACCAAGAGTTGCTGCATAGATTTGGTAAAGATTTATGTTGGTATGTAAAAACACCGGATGACTGTAAAGATGCAAATGAAGTGCTTATGAAGCACGGCAAAGAAAAACTTATTAGTTGCTTAGAAAGTGCAGTGCCTTACCCCATAGATGGTTTATACACTGTTAGGGACTACTACAATGAGGTACACAACCTTTACGATGGTAACTATCAAAAGCCTATAGAGATAGGTATGGATGGCTTAGATGATCTTTATAAGATCATAGCACC